CATTACCTGATCTTTTCTCAGTTTGATCAGCAACTTCTTTTAACTGATGCTCAACTTGTTTTTCAATAAGTTTTTTATCAGCTTCTGTAAGTTCATCAAAATCATCCCAAGTACTATGATCATATGGACTATCTCCGTCCATTTGATTCATTAAACTATCAAGTGAAGGTGATGTACCATCTTCCTGTGCTTGTTGTAAAAGTTTATAGTACTTATCAGTACCTGCTTTAACCGGCAAGTTTAGTTCAGGAAAAGTTTCAAGCACTAACCCTCCTTCTGGAAGATAACTTGATTTTATATATTGGTTTATCTCAAGGTCTGCTGCAATATTAAATAACTTTTTGTCACTATATCTATCTCTAGTTATTAAGTGTCCAAAGCTAATATGTAATATTTCATGCTTGACTAAACCTATTCTGTGTTCTAAACTTAAATTATCAAAAAAGTCTGGATTTACAGCTAACTGCACTCCTATACCATGTTTGCTGACTCCAGCTGTAGGTATATCTTTTCTAAATACTTTGTTTAGACCAACCAAAAAGAGCCCGTAAAAGGGCTCTTCAAGTATTAAAGTCTTACTTGCTTTTGCAAGTTGATCTGCTGTATTTACCATTTAATTTTAAATTTTAACTCATCTAAAAAACTATAGTTACTTACAGACATAATTACAGAAGTCATTTCATTTTGAAATTGTGTAGTAAATATATCTACAAGATTTTTATCATCCTTATGATGCCTTAATATTGTATCATGAAGATTCTCCCAACTTAAATCTATAACACTTATATCTCCACCCCACGTTTTTGAAATTACCTTAGTATAAGCTTCATATTTTTCAGTTAATAAAACATCATGAAGATTAGTTAAGATCTTATCTCTGGTTTCTTTTGGTGAAACTTTTGCTAATAATAAAATATATATAGGATCAGGTTGAATATTTTTTATATTTTCTAAACCTACAACTACATCATCTTCATCATATGAGTTTAAAAGTTGTTTAATTCCTATAAAATCTGATATACTAAATTCTGCTACCATATTAATCATTTATTTTTAAAGTTTTTGACATCCAATGTGGCTTGTTTTTTTTATTCATGTGAACTAACCACTCTTTAGCTGAAGGAATGTAATTATTACAATCTTCTTTTACATGTTGTTCCCCAACATATCTTGTATATACAGTTTTACCATCTGAATTGATAAAACTTTCTCCAAATAATCTTTCTGATTCAAAGATTCCTTCAGAATGATGACGAAATAACCTATGAACACTATGACCCATCCACTGTTTAGTTTCATCAAACCAATTATGAATGTGTGCATAGTCTTCAGGTTTACCTCCCCACTTTCTTACAGAACTTTTACAGTGCAATAATGGATGTGCCATTATATAAACAACATTCTATCACACCAGTCATATTCTTCTGTTGTGCGTTGATTGTAAACAAGGTCATAAGTTGAAGAATCAGCAAATATGGTTATAGTACCAAAGCCACCTTCATTATTAACCCAATCACCTACTGTATTAACTTTATCTTCAATTACATTATATGCAAGATCTCTAAAATGATTAATGCAATCATCACCTATTTTGCTTGTAATATCCGTGGTAATATCATCCCATTCATTAGCTATAAATTGAACTTCATCTACATCACCACTATCTCCAGAACCTGAAAAAGTTATTTCAATTTTATTTACTCCTAGGTTCTTTATTTTTGTTACCAGAAGAGCTTGTGTTATCTTTCTCTGTATTTCTTGATCTCTTTCCATCTTTGTTTTTTAATTTATTGTCTTTTAGTATTTCTATATATACACCTGGATTCTCTTTGTCATACTGATAATCATAAAACATAGGATTTATGTTATCTGCATTGTCATCAATAATCCATTCATAAGCAGTCATATCATCTTGCACTGTTTGTGCAGGATTTATATAATCAAACTTATGGCGTGAGCCTCTTATAAATGTAAAACCAATCTTGACAGGAAGTTTATACTTCTGAAGTTCTTTTTGAAACTCAGAAGCATATTTCTGATAATACTCTTTTGTATTCTTACGGTAATTTACAACAGTTTTACTTGCTATAAAATACTTACCTGTCCATCTACGGCCATTCTTTGAGCTTGGTACATTACCTGGTATAAACCATTTCTTATTTTCTTTACTCATAAAATCCATCATTCCAGTTTTCAAGCCATAGCTTCTTAGCTATTGCTTTACCAACTATCATTACTACTATAGCTATTCCTAGCCATCCTATTGCTTCTATCATAATTTATTTGCTTAATGTATTTTTTAAAATAGGTTTTAATTCACTATGAACCATATCAAATCCATGTTTTTGCACAGCGTCTGATATGTCTTTGCATATAGTTAAGCAACATCCTTGAATATTATATGCAGATGCATATCTTTCAATTGCTTTCTTACCTGCCTCATCATTATCAAATAAAGTAATAATCTTTTTATATTTACTTTGTAAATTTTTAATGATATATGGCTTGATAAGCGTATTTTCACTATTAGGTGCTATAACTTCTATATTATAACCAAATCCTTTAAGACACATTGCATCTTTTAACGAAGAGCATATGACTAAGTAAGGTTGATTATATTGTAGCTGATCATAACCTTGTATATAAGGATTAATATTATAAAACTTGTGTTTAGGATCTTTTGGTTGATATAACTTTATAAGATCTCCGTCTTTGTTAAAGTAACCATATGTCATAGGTTTCCTAAATTTTGCAACTTCTATATTACCATCCTGTTCTTTTATCATAGTAAAGTACTCTATTGGCTTAACATTATATTCATCAAGCATCTTAGAGCCTATTCTAAATGACAACCAATAATTGGCATCAACGCTATCCCATTCCTTTATATTAGCATAGTCAAATTTCCATTTGGCATTTGCTTCTAATGTAATTAACTCAACTTCACCATTTTTTACATAATCATTATAATCTTGAATAGTTTTATTTATTGCCTGAGTATAATTGTAATTATAGATTTTTTGAACTAAGTCTATCTTATTGCCTGATATACCAGTAGAGAAGTCTTTAAATTTATATTGCTTTGTCTTAGCATCAACATATATTACAAAACTTGGTGTTCTTTCTCCTGGATTAAATATAGATGTAATTTTTACATCTTGACCTGTAAGTTTTTCTGGAATGTTTAGATAGTATTGAAATACCCAATAGCTTGGTATGTCTGTAATTTCTATTAAAAAGTTTTTTGTACTAAACATATTGTAAAAATAGAGGGGACAGCCTAAGCCATCCCCTACTAATTTAAAGATTAAAGATCAAAATCATCACCACTTACTGTTCCTGCAACAGGCTCAAATGTGCTTGTTGTAGTAGCTGTGTTAGTAGATTTATTCTTTAGTGCTACAATGTGTTTAGCTCTATCAAACGTAACAATATTAGAATTGTCTACATCCAATCTCTCAATTAAGACACCATCTCTTGAGCGCTTTGGTAAGAATAATTGAAGATTAATATAACCTTCTTTATTTTCCCACTCACGACCTGCAATACAGAAGTTGTAATATGTATCACCACTTAATATTGCACTTGCTGATGTAACAAACTGCTCAATTGTTTGTGCTTCAATTGCATCTAACTCACTACGTTTACCAACTTGTTCTGCCATATAGATTAATGATTTCATAATCTCTGCATCACGGTTGATTTCTCTACCGCTTGGTAAAGTAGTGTTAGCATATGCATAACGTTGGAATGATACTCTACCTACTTGACCTTCATAACGTGGTCCATTAGGGTTATTCATATCATGTAAAAATCCTTCAAACTCTCCTGTTACGGGTCTGCTTTCTACATTAATCTGCAAATCATATGCTTCTTTATCATATGGTGGTGCATTTAATGTAATTGAATTGATTTTTAACTCTTGATTACCTGCATCAATAACTGGTTTTACTTTGCCGCTTCCGGCTGACATGTCTTTTGTACTTAACATTTTCTTTTGATTTTTAAATTTAACTTATTAATTAATTCTCGTAAGCTATAATAGCTTCTCTGACATACTGAAGATCATTTGGTATAAATTGCTCTTCAAACATATCCATTGGTGATTTACAGGTGTTCTCTCCGTTGTTTTGAGTATCAAAACCATAGTGTAGACTACCATCATCTTCTTTACGGACTCTACCAAACAATACAATAGAAAATAAACCTTCTAATGTAAGGGCATTGTCAATCATTTTACCCACTGTTTTTGCTTTTACTTTACGTTTGCCATTAATATCTGTTGATTCCTCAGCGTGAGTTAAAAAGAAACAGAATAAATCTTCTCTCAAGTCTTTAGGAAGCTTTGCAACTTGAGCAAGATTTGCAGCAATCTGAGTAAATTTATCATAGCCTTTCTCATTAGCTTTATCAAAATACTCAAAACTTGACATGTATTGCCAATCATCAATTACTAAGTTCTTGATGTGAGGCATCTTGTCACTAACATGCTGCATGGCTTTATAAACTCCTGGACCACTTGATACACTGATCAAATTACCATCTGGATTTGATTTATCCAAAGGAGTATATTTGCTTTTCCAACCTTTAAAAGGTAATGGTTTGTTAGCAATATTTATTATAACTGTTTCTTTAGGATCCAGTTTTCTAATTGAGGTTGATTTACCTGAGCCTGACTCAGCAATTACTAATACACTTTGTGCCATATTACTTATTTAATTTACTTTCTATTTTACTTAAACTATCTGCTATCTTATTAAGTGCTCTTACAATACTTGCAAATGATGCATTATCATCCGGATTTGGTAATTCTTCTACTTGTTGAAGGTTACTAAATAGGTCTTTAGTATCTTGTTTTAATATTACATCACTTACAACTTTGAGTTCAGAAACAGGAATTAAGTGTCTTTGGAATCCACTGTTGCTTTCTACTAACTCATACTCTTCTTTCCAATGAGGATTGTATCTATGCAAATATAAAGTTCTTTTAGGATCTTCACTTTCATATTCAATACTCACAAATTCTGTATATATGTCTTTATTTCTTTCTAATTCACTTGGAAAGAAACTAACATGTAGTTCATCTTTACCAGATGGTCTGTAAGCCATCTTAGGAATATATGCTGCATTTATATTACCTTCTGTTTGAAAATAATCTTCATGCATTTCTCTTAACTGTAAAACTTTTTTCTTTCTTTCTTCTGGAGTCATTTTTAAATTTAAATTATGTTCTTAATTGTTCTTGATTTGGTGTTTGCATTTCTTCTATTTCCATTTTTTCAAACATTGCTTTAAAGAAACTCATTCTTGTATCACCATTACGTGCTTTTAGAAAATGCAGTACTAATGTTCTGTCATCTTCTATAATGTATCTATCTGGGCCATAAAGTCTAATCTTTTGTTTTGCCGGTCTGTTAATACCTATTAAAGTATCAGCATGTTGAAGCATAGCATCTGAACCAAATAAATCTGACTCAAGAATATAATTACCATATTTACCTTGTTGTGCACGATCTGGGTTGTCAATATTTCTATTGAGTTGTGATAGTGCAATAAATAGACAAGGGTAGTCACGCTTTGTTTGTGTAAAAAACTCACCTAATTCAAATAGCATATCTAAACTACTATTTTGATAAGGTGCTCTTTTAACCAACATTGTATGATCTAATGTAATCATAGTCTTTTGTCCTTTATGTAGATTCATATACATGTCAATTTGCTCACGCATCTGATTAACAGTCATAGGCCTTGATACAATATCAACCGGGTACTTTACTCTTTCTTTAGCATACTGATGGCATTTATTCAGTACATCAGTTGTAAGAACACTACCAGCACTACATAATTCTTTGTAAGTTTTACCTGTTATAGATGAAAACTCACGTAAAGCTGAGGTTCTACCAACCATCTCAAACTGAAATTCTAACACTCTAAAATTATCATCAGGATTAAGAGTAAATGATTCTCTTATAATCTGATCTTTTATAAGTGTTTTACCTGAACCAGGTCTACCACCAATAACTGTTAATGTATTCCACTCTAAACCATCAGTAGTAGCATCATTGAACTTAGGCCACGGTGTATAAATAGATTTCTCTTCACCATTAGCACGTTTAACCATGTACTTTAAGGCATCATTAAAGGCTGCATACTGACCAGCCCATCCTTCTGTTGGTTTACTCATTTTCTATAATGTTTATAATACTTTCTACATTATCAATACTAGCTTCACATGACTCTTTATCAGGGACCCATGTTTCATCTCTCAGCATTTGAAAATCTTCCAATATTTGATTTAACTTATATAATACTTCATTAATTTTATCTGGTTTCATATTATACTACTTTTTCTTTAAAATGATGAGGTCTTGATTGTACACCATCTTTGACCATGTCACAGTAATCTGCTAGTTTACTGTGCTTTACCTTATGCTTGTCTTGTTTTGCTATAAAGTACTGACTTGTAACCATATACATATAGTTAGTCTCTCTATACTCATTAACATACATTCTTGTAGCATTTAATATTTCATCCCATGTATAATCATATGTTTCAAAAAACCATCTAAATGATTCTCCTAATGCTTTTACATTTTGTCTTGATGGCATATTTGATGGTAACTTACCAGGAGGAAATATATTCCTGTAAGACTCTAATTTATCAGTAAAGTCTTTACCCATTAATTCATGATTAGTTTTCTTTTTAGCCTTAATAAAGTAATTATCAAGCTTAATAATAAGCTTTTTAGCTTTGTCTGTTAAGACATATGTAGATTTTTCTTTTACAAAAAATCCTTGTTCTAAAAGATTAGGAATTTCATCAGCTGACTTCAGTATGGGAACTGATATCTTCTCTTTCATGCTGTATAGCAACAGCATCTGATTGGGTGTAATCTTCTCTTTTGTTATCTTCTGAAATATTTCCCACATGTTTTTCTATTATATTATTAATTAGTTTTAAATTTTCTGTGTATTCTTTATCTTGTATATACAACATATCTTCAACACTTTTTCTTGAATGAATTACACTAGAGTGATCTCTATCTACATGATTACCTACAGCTGTACAAGTATATCCTAGGTTATATGCTATGTAACAATAAAGTTTTCTAAACATTACATAGTGCCTACCTCTATACCTTGATTTTAAATCTTTGTAAATAAGAGCTGGGTAAGCATTATTCATAACTTGAATTGTTGCATCTGATACAAGATTAAGACTTGGAATACTATAATTAGTAGTACCCATACCATAAATTTGAAGTCTGACACCATATGCATCTAGTATAAGTTTTTTAAACTTAATTATATCTTTTCTTAATGTAATATGTTGATTATCAGTCATTTATTTTAATTCTTATCTTTACAAAGTTAATAAAATTCTACCATTGAATCAAGGATTTACCTTGTTCTTTTAGTATTGAGTTTACCTTTAGGAACAAATCTTGATCATTCCAAACACCACCTTTATATGCAGCAGCTGCCGGATGCTCTACTTGTATAACTACATGATTAAGTAACAATTTTTGCCACTCTTGAGCTTTCTTCCCTAATAACACAACAACAAGTTGTGAAGGATAGTTATTCAATGAATTAAGTAAGCCAGTAGTAAACAAATGCCATAAAGAATAGTGAGAACCAATCTTGTTAATCTGTACAGTAAGTGCAGTATTAAGCATAAGTACACCTTGCTCTGACCATCTGGTTAAATCAGGGTTACGTTCATAATTTGGATACTGTTTCTCTAACGAATTGAATATATGTCTGAGTGATGGTTGCTCTTTCATTGTTTTACTACAACTAAAAGATATACCATCTGCAACACCTAATTGAGGATACGGATCTTGTCCAATAAAAACAACTTTAAGTTTGTCATGGTGACAAGTTTCAAAAGCTTTAAACCAGTCTTTCATTGGTGGTGTAAATCTGGTGTCATTCTGCACCATATCTACAAGTTTATGGAAAGTGTTATAAAAACTTTCTGAATCAAGGTAAGGATTTATAATGTTTTCCCATCCTGTACCTTTTAGTTTGTTCTTTAAGTCATTTATCTTTTCAGGGATAATGATTGTTTGTTGAGTCATATTTTACTATATTTGTTTATTAAATGAGACATTATGAGTGATTATTTACAAGCAACACATACTTACGACTTAACTAAAAACATTAAAGATATAGAAATCAACACCGGCTTTATACTAGGTCTTGATGCTATAATTATGTTTTATATAAGTAATATTATTGAAGATCCTTCTACATTGGCTTCTACTTTTAAAAAGTTTGAAATGATTTTAAAAGGGGAAGATGATAAAGAAAATCCATTAGAATTAGATTTTATAGAAAGGCAGATGTATACATTGTTTGCTATGCAACAGCTATTAAAAGCAAAAGCAAAACAACAAAATTTAGAAATACCTCTTGAATCTAAAGTAACTAAAGATGATCTTACAGAGTATATGAAGATGATGGTGAAAGGTGATGAAGAAGCTGCTATTAAAAAAATGCAGCAAATTGAAGAGTTAGTTAAACCTAAATCATCTTAAGTTCATATTACTGAATTCACCAATCTCTATACATGCTTGTATAGCAAGATTTAATTCTGCTTTATCACACTGAGCAAAAGACTTGCAGTATTCTGAGTTATCTCTCATAAAACAAAGACCTGCTTGTCTTTTTACATTTAGTTTTACTTCATTGAATGTATAACCAATCTCATTTGCTATTTCTCTACACATAGCATGTATTCTTGCTAACTGGGCATTACTACCCTTAACTTCATCAGATATACTAATAAACATCTCAACCTTTGCACCTTCTGGTGCATTGGCTAAGAAGTTATTAATTCTTGATTGGTTTGCTTTTATAGGGTAAGTAATCTTACCTTCTTTAATTTCTGCGTTTAGATATATATGATTTTTCATAAAGTAGTTTAAATTGTACGGTATCTAATATAACAACAATATATTCATCACCCCATTGACCTTCCATATAGTGTTCATATAATGTATTGCCAACCTCACCTTC